GGATTGGGGCTGGGATTGGGGCTGGGATTGGGGTTGGGATTGGGGTTGGGGTTGTTCTATACGAGAAGGCATCGCAACTGTATTATCCTTTGCCATAGATAATCCTACATCCTTCTTAATAATGCACGTCTGAAATACTGGCTTCTGCACTATAACTGCAATCTGTTTTGAAGCCAATTCGAGTTGAAAACTGCTGGAAGTGAACCGAATGCCTAAAACTTCCACAATTGATATGATATTGTGAGTCGCATTGATGTATTCAACTTGCACCGGATTTTCAGACTCGTCAAATACGGTGCAGTTGAATTGAGTGGTTCGCGCTTTACCGGGTAGCACATTTATGCGGATAGAAAACTGTTTTCCGCCTTTGAATGGTTTTACGGGAGATGTAAACAGAGTTCGAATGTCGTCTTCGGACAACGGGTCGCGAAACCAGACTTTGCCGTGCTCGTGAAGCAACCGTATTATACGGTCTTCCAGGTATTCCACCCATTCCAAAAATGCGGCATTTTCTGCAGCAGTTTGGGTTGAATCCGCATTGGGGTCAAGCACTACGTCATAATACGCCTTTCGGCCGTTAATCACCATACCTTGCCGCGTTTCGCACGTTGGCGTTTGAACGTATAGCGCTTCGTCACTGTGGATTAGCTTTGTAAAATGCGCAGCACCACCCTGAACAACCGTGGGCGTAGTAAGTGTTATTTTATCGAAATCAAACGGGGTTCCGAGTGTATGTATTCGTTGATGGGTGGTTGCCGCCGCCATAATATAATTGCGATGATTTAGATGCGTTATTATTAAAAGACAAAAAATACATTTAACTTCTTTTTACTTTTTTAATTCTATTTCATTTTCATTTTCATTAATTTTCATTAATTTTCATTAATTTTAATTCATTATAATTCATTATAACTAATTTAGCACAAGCTTTATTTTACATACATTTTAAATCTATTTATAATATAAATTATAAATAATATTAATAATCACATCAAAATGTCAAAACTTAACGCACAAGCATACGACAACGCATTGAACACCCTTGGAGGTGGTAGCCGGCGCCGGCGCAATAAACGCCGCAGCAATCGCCGGTTTCAAGCTCGTTCGCGCAATCAGAAACAGAATCAGAATGGTGGATTCTTCCCCGGCCTCGGCGGAATAGTTCAGCAGGCACTCGTTCCATTTGGGCTTTATGCAATGCAGCACTCTATTAAAAAGAGCTCGTTGGGCAATCGTTCATTTATGAACAAACCAATAACACCCAGTTCATTTAGGCGTAGTTTCACTCGCAAAAGGTAATTTAAATAAATAAAATAATAAATAAAATAACATTAATAATTAATTAGTATTAATTAAGTATCAATTAATTAGTAATAGAATAATAGAATAAATACATAAACAAATAGAACTCAGTATAAATTAGCAATTATTAATTATTAAAACATTCAACCATAAAATAGATGTTTGGTTCACACGAACTCGTTTATACACGCGACCCCAAAACAGGTGCGTACAGCGGAGGTGGTTACGCATTGAAATCGGAGCTACTTACCGGTGGAGTGCCGCCACTAATTGCGCTATCGGGCGGTAGAAAAAACCGTCGTAGAAGTGGCGGAATTGAGTCGGGTTCTGGTTCTGGTTCTGGTTCGGACAACGATTCGGATGGCAGCAAATCTAAATCGAAAGTGTCTTCAATACTATCGCAACATTCGTCTATTGTAATACCTGCTGGACTGTTTCTTATTCACGGATCTGACCAAAATGTTAGCAATGGCAATGGCAGTAATGGTAATGACGACGATAACGATGTTGATGCTTCCTCATTTAACACAGCCAATGCAAAATTACGGTCGTTTCTATATAACCCCGACAATGATGCATTGAGTGATGATAGCAGTGATGACGGCGCTCCCGTTGCGCGCAAACAGAATAACGTAATTCCGGATGACCTTTATACTGCGCTCTTTAAAATGTTGTCTCCGAATGACGCGGACAAAAAACGGTATTGGGTTAGTTCGGCTGTCACGTGCAGACGCCGTCGTCAAAAACCTGCATCTGCAGCGGCATCACACAAAACAACTCGCAAGCATAAAAAATAGCTCTTTATTTAAAAAAAAAAGGTATCTATATTATTTTTTCTTTGTATTATATTTTATAAAAACCAAAAAGGATTATTATATTATTATATTTATATATATAATAATATATAACACAATTTGAATATTATGGAATCAGAACCATATATTATAGTTGAGGGGGATGACCTACCATCGTTGCGGAAACTTGTAAATGTAAACATTACGCAAGGATATAAGACGGAAGGTGGCGTAGCCGTCGTTCATTCTGAAAACTTTGGTAAAAATAATAAGTTTTTTCAAGCAATGATAAAAATTCCGGATCTTGCTGCTGGTGCTGCCGCCGATAAGAAGGGAGGGAATGGCACGAAACGTCGCCACATTCGCAAGAACGTATATAGCAGACGACGATAATATTTAAATTTATTAATTATTTAATTAATTGTAATTGCAATAATTAATTAAAAGGTATATGCGGAACATATACCATATCTCCATATCCTACGTATATACCTTACCAATACAATACAATACTCGATGAAGCAACAACGAACTCAACCTAAAAAATACAAAAAATACGAGGGACGCGGATTATCGGGAATTGCAAACTGTGGTAACACGTGTTACATGAACGCGTGTTTGAGTGTGCTGTCGCACACATACGAATTGAATGATATGCTTGACAACCAGCAGCTGAGCGCGAGACGAAACGCGCTTACGCAACGCAACCCCAATTCCGTGCTGCTTAATGAATGGGATGCGCTACGGTCGATTCTATGGAATCAGAACTGCACCGTATCTCCTCGCGGATTTGTCGCAGCGGTGCAGCGAGTGGCCAACCATATGAACAACTCGGAATTTCAGGGATGGGACCAAAGTGACACGTCGGAATTCTTGCTCTTCATGTTTGACGCGTTTCATAACGCTTATGCGCGCCCGGTTGTAATGCGTGTAGATGGAAATGAGAAAACCCCGACCGATGCCATTGCGCGCCAGTGTTACGAAATGCTTAAGGATCGGTATTCGAAGGACTATTCTGAATGCTTGGACGTATTTTACGGCGTTCAGTTGTCTGTGATATCCGAGCCGAATACGAATGACGTGCTGAGCGCTAAACCCGAGCCATTCTCCGTTATTAATTTGACAATCCCAACGACAACAAAAAGTGGTGAAAATAGTATCATCACCCTTTACGACTGTTTTGAGGCGTTTTGCGAACGCGAGCGAATTGATGGCGAGAACGCCTGGTTTAATTCCAAGACGAATCAAAAACAAGCGGTTGACAAATACATCGGGTTCTGGAGCTTGCCTGAAATTATGGTGATCAATTTGAAACGGTTCGTGCCTACTGCGCGTTACGGTGTGTTCAAGAAAAACGCGTCACGTATCGGCATCCCACTTGACGGTGCGTCATTTTCTAAATACGTGTGTGGTTATAATCCTGAAAAATATGTATACGACCTGTATGGCGTGTGCAACCACCATGGATCCATTGGTGGCGGGCACTATACTTCAACCGTGCGCGTCGCAGATGGGAGATGGTTTAATTTTGATGATTCGCGCGTGAGCGAGGCAACAAACTTGTCGCATTTAGATGGTGGTGCGCCGTATTGCCTGTTTTACAGGCGGAGGCAAGTCCGCGCAAGTCAGTCAGTCAGTCAGTCAGTCAGTCAGTTAGACAAATTAAATTAACGCGATTTCCTGCTGCCATAGCATGCTGACGCAATTGCTACGCCAAAAATAGCTCCAATCACTTCAAGAATCATAATATGGATGAAATGTTGAAAATGTGATTTAATTAATTTAATTTATGTTATATTATATAATATATAATAATACATCTAAAAATATTAAAATCGTATTTTAATTTAGAAATCAATCGGTGAAATGAATATCAATTACAATCCCACAACCAGCGTGGAAAACCCCACGTTCGGCATTGTCAGTTCAAATAAGGGCAATCCCACCATTGTTATATTTCTGTTTGTGATTATCGTTGTGTTCTATTTACTTTTTTCGTCTTTAGGCGGTGGACTTGGTGGTGGAGATTCCGGTTCCGGGTCGGGTTCCGGATCTGGAACCGGGGGAATATTTAACGTCTTTTCATCATCGTCTTCCGCTCAAGCGGGTTCGCCTTCGGCAATGAATCCGCGACTCACTCGACTGTTTGAAATTCTTATATGGTCCGTCTTCATCGTGCTCATCTTCGTGAACGGAATGCAGTACTTGTTTAATATTAACTTGACTGCCGAGGTGCGAAACCTGTTTTCCGCCAATCCCGAGATTGATATTGCAGTGGAACAGCCCGACGGCAATCCCGCGATGCCCGTGCTCAAAATGCAGAAACAGGTGTTCAATATCCCCGGCAATTTCTACAATTACGAGGACGCCAAAGCCATCTGCGACGCTTACGGCGCGCGTCTCGCATCGTATTCTGAAATGGAGGAAGCGTATAATAAGGGCGCGGAATGGTGCTCCTACGGGTGGTCGGATAATCAGATGGCGCTGTTCCCCACGCAGAAAGACACGTGGCGAAAGCTGCAGAAGATTAAGGGGCATGAACACGATTGTGGTCGCCCGGGGGTGAATGGTGGTTACATTGAAAAAGCGGACTCCAAATACGGAGTGAATTGCTACGGAAATAAACCGCCGATGACTGCAGATGCCGCGAAATTGATGCAGCAGACGCCGATTTACCCTAAAAATATGAACGACATTAAACACCAGGAGCGAGTGGACCACTGGCGAAACAAGATTTCTGAAATTTTGGTCGCGCCCTTCAACCACGAAGCGTGGAGTTTAATGTAATTTATAATTTATTAGATACTTAATTTTATTTTTAATTCAATTTATAAAAATTGAATTAAAGTAGAAGAATGTGATTTGAATGATGATTAACGCCGCTTGCTTCCATGTGCACTCTTGGACCGGTTCCGATTTCGGTTGCGATTTCGGCTTTGCCGTTTACCACCGCTACCTTTCTTCGCACCACCGGAAGCAGCATCAACGGCAACTATTTGGGGTAGTTTGGCAACTGCAGCTTTAATAGCTTCTATTTGTTCAACGGCGGTTTGCGCATGCGGATATTTTGGCGTTGCAGTACCTTCAAATTTCTCTTCTTGTAGCTCTTGTAAAATTTTTGTTACAGCGTCTGCAAAAACACCTACGTTTAAAGGCTCTTCATCTAACTTAAAGGCTGTTATAGCGCCTTTCATTCCATCATGTTCAATCGTCAAATCACCAATAAATGTTTTAAGTTTGTCAATTGAATCAGCGTATGCCTTCATCGGGTCGGTATTAGCAGCAGCATCATCGGCCATTTAAAAATTAAAAATAACTATAATTATAATTATGATATAATATATAATATGATATATTATATTTTACCTGGACGCAATCAAAACAATTAAATATCAAATACTTCATCCATTTCATTTTCAATTCGCAATGTTGAAATTATAATTCTCATACGGAATTCGAACATCCTTAATACGTTTCGAATACTCCAACATATCCGACGCTTGGGCTGGAAACATATCTGGAACCGGCTGGTCATCCGACAAAAGTAAATTCAAATTGCGAACCATTATCTCATTGTGTCGACCTGGTGGCGGTGACTCACATGTAACGTCTATTTTATCTTCGCTTGGTGGGTCCACAACCGGTTTGTGCATTCTATACAGTCCAAACAGCGTGAAGTATAACGGATACGACCCCATTCCCACCATTGAAACGTATTTTGAGGTTTCATCCTCGCCAGGTTTCTTCAGTATTTTCGCAGTCCAACCGCCGCTGTCTGGGTGTTCATATACGGGAGGTTCATCGGCATCGTGCATTAACGCCGCCTTAATTCTGCCCATTGCGCCACTGCTATCACCCCCACCATCTTGTATTCCGTCTATCGCATCATCGACTCTCCTTTTCGCCGAACCGATAATATTGTCAAACATTTTCCCAATTGCAACCCGGTCTTTTGCGCAATTCATCGGAGATATAAATGACTGTTTTGATCCAATTCGGGACAGTGATGATTCTTCAGATTCGATCGCTTTATAGAATTTTTTGTGCATACTCGCAAATTGAGGATTCTCTTTTCCGTTTTCTAAATATTTGGAAATAAGCGACAGTGCCGGCATATCGAACATATAAAGACGCAGCGTGTAGTCATATAAACTCAAATTGAGTTTTTCTATTTCTCTTTTTCTTTTTCCATAGTCAACCTCCAAGGTTGTTCGATTGGTTTCCAGTCCCTTTTTTTTTGTTAACAGGCCATTACTGGAACCAATATCTATCAACAATTTATCATCTTTCAGTCGATCCTTTAATTTCTTTATCATCTTGGCAATTATATCATACTGTGAATTCTGAAGAAGCTTTTTATCAAGCTCACCGGTGGAAGATGATGACGGTTTGGCTTGAATATTATTTATTCTATTTGCATTTGAGTTATATGCTGAAGTTATTTCAGCCAATAATGTGTCACTCGTCTTACCACCACCAGTAGATATGTCGTATATATTGGCCGCATTCTCTAATTCTTCATGTATTTTGTTTTGCGTAGTGTCTATATCAGTTTTTTTTTTACCTATATCAACTTCTATTTTCTCAATATCTGATTTTATTTTTGTAATTTCTATTTCTTTTGTTACCATTTCCCGTTTAAGCGTGGACACTTTTGTTAAGATGTCCGTAATTTTTGAGTTTTCGCGCCCATACTTGAATTGATTTATCTTGTTCAAAATCGCGGCGCGCTCGGAGATCGCGATCTTCTCATTTTCGCGTGCCGTTTTATACGCCTTTCGGACATCAAGCACAACATTATTCGCTTTGGTAATAATAGTTTCGAATGGCTCCCTGTCAAGTATAGTAGGTGGTGTTGCTGCTGCTGCCAATTTTAATTCTTCATTAAAGTTATTTTTTGCATCATTTAATTCTTTTTGTGCTGCTTCTAATTTCACTTCTTCTTCCTTGCGCAATTTTTCCTTGTCGGCTATCTCTCGTTTTTTTTCATCAGCTTTTTCTTCAAGATCAAAAACTTTTGAATCAGCTGACACATATATTGGAACTGTAGCAGCAGGAGTGCTTTTATCAGCAATGGTTGGCAATGATTCTATGTAGTATTCTTGATTTAAGAGAACCTTTCTACCGCCAACATTAACTTGCACTTTAAAATCGCCACCCACGGTTAATACCCGGTTTTTACTAAAAATTGTTTCAATCACGAATTTGATATTATCATTTAATTGCTTGACATTATCTGAATCTACAAAACTGGACAATTTTACTGTTCCAGATCCAGGCGCAGGGGGTGGTCCAGGTCCAGGGGTTACCGATGAGTTTTTTTTCTGTTCGTCTGAAATTAGCTTTGTTGCATATTTCATATAATCTAAAAATGCGACTTTGTCTATAAACACCAGCGCCGGATTACCAATTGTGGGGCTGTATTGTTTGTAATATTTCATAAATATGGGTTTAATTTTATGTGTGTCGGGTAAATAAATAACAGACCGTTCCTCGCGAACACTCTGTTTCAGACGACTGCTTGTAGAAGCGCCGATACCAAGCGCATATTCCGTTTCTCCCAATTCCAACATTGAAGGGGAAAATACAATTTCTTTTCCGGTAGCCGGCTTATAATTAATTGTAAACTTTTTTATCATTATACGAAGCTGGGACTGCTCCTCGTCTGAAAACCCCCCGGCTGATGCGGATGCTGCTGTATTTGACAACATTAATTTAATTTATAATTTATATTAATTTATATTAATTATCAATTGTTGTATTATCGATTTATTTTTAATTACTAAAATGTTTGTAATTGTGGTAATCCAATGAGTTGTTATTTAATTTATTTAGTTATTTATTTGCCAAGTTCGAAGAAATTGTGTTTTTTTAATATATCTTCCTGTTTGTTACGCTCTTTCTGCCGCTTTGCCTTTTCGAGAACGCCGATTGCTTTATTTATTTCCACATCCGAGACAAACTCGGTCTGCGCTTTCGTTGCGTCGCCATTGAGTTTCCTTAATTCTTTGAAATGCGCGGGAAGCATGCAATATTCGCTCTCTTCGTTCGTGAAATGATCTGCAAGGAGACTGAAACACGTGGTTATAACGAGAGAATAATATATGTTCCTGGTTCCCATCCACGCAATTGCAAACACAAGTATCTCCTTCTTAAGAATGTGTTTCAGGTACTCTTCGGTTGATTCACTCAGGTTGATTTGAACGTACCGTGAACCAACATTCATAATAAGCATGACCAACCCGGCAAACACTGCGCTATTGTTAAGCTCGGACACGTAACCATGCATTGATGTGATGGGCGACGATGGGACAATGGATATATCGGCAGCACCCAATCCGCCGCCATTAATCGCGACTTTTCGCGATTGCTTCTGAACCATTTTAATGTTTTCGCTGAATGTTTTCACTGAATGGTTTATTTTAATGTGATGGATGGTATATATTAACACCGAATAAATAATTATTTAATAAAATAAATAAATAATAAATTAATAATAGAAGTAGTATTTGATTATTAATAGTAATTATTAATTAATTAGCAATTTAATTAGTTAGATTAGTTAGATTAGTTAGATTAGTTAGATTAGTTAGATTAGTTAGATTAGTTAGATTAGTTAGATTAGTTATATACCAACTAATTTCTGAAATGGCATCATCGGATATTTTTACGTCGGTATTTATCATATTCATATTTGCCGCGCTTGGGGCGGTAAACGTTTTAGCAGTGGGAATCAAAAAAATACAGAAAAATTGGATGCTTTATCGGTGCAATCCCGGAATCATCCCATTTGCAAGCTTCTTCGGACACGACACGCAAGAAAATTTCATGTACTGCATCCAAAATACGCAGTCGGGATACATGAAGTATCTGATGGTTCCGTTCAATTATATTCTATCCCTGGTAGGAACGGTCGCAAACCAGATCGTTAAAAATATACAGGATTTGCGCGAGTTCATTAACAAGCTGCGCGCGCGCATATTGAAACTCATTCAGGACCTCATGGGTGTAATTCTCAATGTAATCATCACATTTCAGAAAATTATAATCAGCATGCGCGACTTAATGAACAAGCTGGTTGGTATATTTGCAACTGTTCTGTATATCATGCAGGGGGCGCTTTACACCGTCACGAGTATGTGGGCAGGTGTAGCAGGAGTTTTAGTGAGATCGCTTGGAAGTTCATAGATAGATAGATAGATAGATAGATAGATAGATATATAGATAGATAGATAGATAGATAGATAAATATTAAATATTATATATTTTCGCATAAGTCGAACGAACGAAAATATATAAAATAAACCACATAAAATAGTAAAAACCAGAAATTAAAAAATAATGATTATATTAGTAGTTATATTAGTAAGTAAGTATAGTATTGATAGTATTGGATACATTAAAGTTAAATAAAATAATAGAATGGACTCATCAACCACCATGTTGATTTCACGCATTAACCAGATGTATAATACCACGGGATTTATTGATAAATACGGATTTCACTTGTTTGTAACCATCATTATTATTTGCCTCTTCATAGTCGCAACTTCATACTTTGTCTTTGACATGCAGCTCAGAAACATAAAGCGTAACTGGTCCACCGAACGGTGTAAGCCACTCATAATGCCGCTCGCCGGAATCATCAATGCGCCAGATGACATGGACAAATCTGAATACGCCAGCCAGAATTTTAGCTATTGCACGTCACAACTTTTTAAATACATATTTGAAACGGTTGTAAGCACGCTTTATTATATCACTGGACTAATTGTCAGAGTATTTAAAAGTGCACTTGAATCCATAAATAAATTCCGGCTATTCTTTGATGCGATGCGCGAGCAGTTTCTCAATTTCATTGTTGCAACCATGCACAGTATCCTGAATTTCATTATCCCGTTTGTCAACATTCTTGTCAAGTTGCGCGACATGATGCGAAAAATGGAAGGCATCTTTTTGTCGATCATATATATGCTCTCCGGCGGCTACATGGCACTCAAGAGTTTGATCGGGTCCATTCTCACGCTCTGCATTATCGTGATTGTGGTGCTGATTATCATCATGATTATTCTGTGGGTTCTCGTGGCAGTATTTTGGACGAATCCGATTCTTATACCATTTCATCCGCCGATCCTTATTGCCGCGTCGACGTTCACAATTACGGTGATTGCAATATTAATCCCGTTTTGTATTGTCGCGGCATTTGCGGGTATGGTTTTCAAGACAAATACCACCGTTCCGAAAGTTAAAAACAAAAAGGCGCAGGACAAAATGGCCGAGAACAATTAATTTTAAAATTTAAAATTTCATTATCCGCTATTTGTAATGACTCCGTTATCTGTAGAATAATTATAAACACCGTCTCGTTCGGCCATGCACGCGTTTTTGTATTTTACGCCATTGCATCCATACACGTATATCGTTTCATCGGGGCATACAAGCGTGTAGTTTGCAGTTCGTTTTATACACGTTGTATGTTTGGGTTTTGTTTCTTCTTCCACCAGTCTGGCGCGGTCAATGTCTTTAAAGCTGCCAAATGTGGCAAGCGATTGCACACCCCCGACAAGTGTATCCCACGTGCTGATGCAATCGTTGTCTTCATAGCTGGTTTCGGCAATATTCCAATTGCTTGCCACCATATTCTCTCTATGTTTAAGTTCGACACTTAAAAGTGATAGCACAACCATTAAGAACGCGGCAATGATACACACTATTACAACATTTTTATGAACGGTCTCGGCTCCAACTCGTGGAAACGGAAACATTAGATAAATAGGTTGGTTAGATAATTATGAGATAATTATGATTAGTTGAATAAATATAAATATCATATATATAATATGCGGTAGTATATTTATTTATATATATTATAAAAATTTGTAATATAAAATAATTAAATTCATTGCGTGTCAAGATAAGCATCCGTCGGAACGAGAGAATATACCACACCCGCGATCTTGAATGCCCAAACAATGAGAATATCAGATACGTAAGGGAATGCAATAAATGACAGGGTCAGTATAATATTGACAGGGTCCGAGTAACGAGTTCGGTATAATAATACGACAATCCACGCAAATACTGCAGCCCAGTAAAAATACTTCAGAAAATTGGAAATGGGTTGAACCAGGGTGCTTTGTTGTTGTTCATAAAACGTTTTTCGGTGAGACGTTTTCAGCTGTGCCACCTTTTTATCTACATCACCACTGATGCTTTGTTCCGCCTCGCTATATTTGTCCTTCAAATCTTGCAAATGGTTGTAATACCGCATTTGTTCGTTGGCTACAATCAGCAAATCTTCCACTTGCGACGACGCTTCGGCCAACTTCGCCATTACTTTTGTTTTCGTTGATTCACCTTGCTCATTGTAAATTTTGGAAAATACCTTTTTCGGGTCGCATTTCCCGGTGCCAGTTGACACTTGAAGTGCCGTATCTGTGCATGGAACCAGTTTAACGTATTGTGCGAAAAATTCGTCGAACTTATCTTTGTCGCAGTTTGCATTCCCCTTTGTAAAGCATGCCTTTTGCCCGTCATATGCCGCCCTTGCTGCAGCCGTATCTGCGGTTCCCTGAGGGGCAATACTAACAATCGTGTTATTGGCTGACTCTATAAGTTCATTCAGATTTGATATGGTGTTCGATAAATTTTCGTCCATTCCACCACCGCTCATTTTATTTACGTTTTAGGTTGTAATAACTCAAATTTTTAAAGCACACTACTTATTATTTATATAAATATAAATATAATACTTATAATATAATACATAATATACAATTATAATAGGATAATTAATTAATTATTTTAAATAATTAATTAATTGGTTTACCGGTTTGGTTTATTATTCGATTCGGTAACATCAATATCATATATATCATATCATATCATATCATATCAAAATGTGTAGCATTATGCTGCAGGTTTCGGTATGCACGTGGTGCTTGTCTGATCCCAAACGGTGGTTGTGTCATTGCAGCAACTTGCACCTACGCATGTTGACATTAGCGACGACTTGCTTAAATCCGCTAAATTCGTGGTTTCGGTTTTGGTAACACTGACTGCATACGGATTGAAATCGCTGTCATATTGGTCAAAATTCATATTGTTGCGCTTATTCAGATCCATCAATTTGCGCACGACCGCGATAATGCCTGCCGCGATAATAACGACGATTAGACCAGTTGCGATGAGTTCAGGGATGAGCCCCTTTTTCATGAGTATAGAGATAACAAGTATGGGCGCGCACGTAATCACGATAAGTTTCATAATATCGGTTTGATATTCGTATTTTCGCCCGTAATAGTTGTTTATTTCGACCAGACGCAGTTTATTGGATTTATCTTCGCGCAGTCCATCCAGCGTGGATTTTGCAGTATTCAGTTGGCTTTCCACAACTTGCGCCGCGACAAGTTGCTGGCGAAGCGCGTTTCGGGTGTCGGCGGTGGCAGACTGCATTGCCCCTGCAAAATCGTTCATGTTGTTGTAAAGGTCGCCTCGCGCCTTTGCAATTTGATTAATTTGCGCTACCATTTCAGTTCGGGTGGTTGGGTCGTTTTCTCTGGAAAGACGGTCAAATATTTGTTTCTCAATTCGTTGAAGGTTGGCAATATTGGCCATAATCGCTTTTTGACGGGTTGTCATGCTGGTAGTGCTTGCGCTGTCCGCCTGCGCGCTGCTGGAATCGTAGGATAAAACGGGCGGCATTTTGGCGAATCCGGGAATGGTGTCGGTTCCTGTTTTAACCGACCATCCGTTAGAAGTGATTGCGAGCGGAGCTGCCTTAAGTTTAAAAATTGGAGTGTCCGAATTTGTGTTTTGTATTTTGTAAGTATATGTGCCGGCTGGCATGTCGGCGGTATTTGAACCGGATGGTGTCAAGAATGCCAACTGACCGTTTCCATCGGATTTGCTGAGATCACCCGAAACAGAGCTTACAGCGCAAACTATCGGAGTGGTTGAAGTTGCGCTCATTATATTCATGATAAGTCCCGTAAAACTTGTAGGTGTAGCAACGAAATATCCTCCCGGAAATATAAACGTGATTGCACCACCTTTGGGAAGCAGCGTCGTAGTGGTAAACGACCCCGATATTGAAAGCACATCATCATTAATTGCACCCATCGAGCCGGTATTTGTGAATGCGAATTTCGGAACTGAAACCTCGGTTACTTTATTCGTAAATGTGGCACCTTCCTTGACGCGAGGAATCATGCTATTTGCAAGTATGATTGCGATAAGCACTCCAAACAGTATTTTATCATTTTGCGGTATCTTTCGAAACTCTTCCATTGTAAACCGAAGTGTCATTTTATATAAAATATTAATAATCTTTAATAATAATAATATTGATAATAATAAATGTATATATTATATAATTTATAATTTTGTTATATTAATATTTTGTCTAAATAGGCAAATAGACAATAGATACAAATAATTTTAATAGTATAATTATTTTTTATTAGTTAATTAATGCGTAAAAATATTTAAAACCATTCGAGTTTGTATTATATAAAATTACATTTCATATGAGCAACACAGCATTATCTTCCGCGCGTCGTAGACGTGCAGTACCTCCAATTGTGGCACTCACACCACAACAACAGCAGCAACAACAGCAACAGCAGCGAATGATGGAGCTTCAGAGGCAACAGCAACAGCAACAGCAACAGCAACAGCAAATAGGTGGTGGTGGTGGTGGTGCCTCTGTTGGTCCATATACTCAACGACCACTTATACCCGCATCAAATATACAAATTATGCCCGCACGGTCGTTACAGCAAGTTGCTGCAACACCACCTCAGCCGCAATTTATTAAACCCGGAAGCGCGGTTCCGCCTGGTTACGTTCAGACCATTCATGCAAACGGTATGCCCCAGATTGAATGTGTGGAAACGGGCACAATTAATTTTCCATACGGCGAAGCGCCACTGCCGCCAATTATTATTCTGCGCAACCACGACAAACAATTGTTACAGATTGATGGACAGCAGAACGATTTCGCAAACCAGCTGGCACATATTACTTCGCGCATTACATCATTTGAAGGAAATGGCGGCATGTCAATTATTCAAGACCAACCGGATGTTGGTAATGTTGGCCAGGAAATTTCAATTGATGCTGATTTCATTAATGAACTCACTGGAAATCAAACATTTATTAGTAGTGCGGTTGAAAGCATTATGAAGAATACAAACCTTTCGGATATGGTGAATGAAATTGACCCAATTAAGGCCGAAAATAGGGAACTGCGGTCCCTATTACTTTCACAGCAGGAAATGCTGAACGGAATGAACTCTCTCTTGTTTAAGTTGCTTAATACGATGCATAATACGGTTGGTGGTGGTGGTGGTGGTGGCGGTGGTGGCGGCGTTGACAGTCCATCGTGCGACGAATCAAATGCATCAGCGTCCGACGCATACAATGAAATCGTTGAAAACGCGTGCAATCATGATCAAGAAGCCGCGTCCGAATCTATTATTACTGAATCGGCGGATGAACCGCAGACACCTGAAGATATATCTCAGTCCGAGCGTGTTGCAGACACCGCCACCATAAACGAAATGCGTGATGATCATGTCGAACCAGTTGGCGGCGACGAGTTACAATCATCACAGCCACAGTCTATTGATGCTGAGCCCACATAGATAGATACATACTTAAGTATTGTAGTAAACTCATATAAATAAATATAAATATAAAATATATGAGATTATAATTATTATAATTAAAGCCGCAGTTGATGGCTACAATTACGTGCGAACAAGTCATTTCGAAATTTGAAGAACTTCGCTCAAAATATAATATTAAAAATAGCGATACAACATATATGATTACCACCATACCCGACAGCATCGCCGCAACATTCGTCCAAACTGCACCCAATAGTATTTGGAAGAAGAAATACAAGTTTAATGTCTCGGAAAAAGTGCCAATTTTATGCGCAGACATTGAAGTTGAGCTATATGGACTCAAATTCAAAGTTCAATTCGATCGTCCTTATAAACCTCACCATCATTGCGAGTTTGAAGATTATTTCGGGTTTGGTGGGCATTGCAAGGGCTACACCGACACACGCATTATCGCGTGTTTTCCGAGCAGTCAAATTGGTGACGATCTTGTGAATGTGGCCGAAATACTAACGGTTAATACGAAGATTGATGAAGACTATGTGAAACGCGCACTCGTTCTACTTGTTCTCGGCGGATATGTGAAATACTGGGACGCATATTACGATTTTAGTGCATGGTTCTCATCATTTGGAACGTTTCCAGGCGCAAATGTGAAAGCGGTAGATGTGATTCTGCCGTATATTTTCGACCACATGGTTCCGATTACCGACGACGAACCTGAAGTTGAAGTTTAGGTGAAATAAAAAATATGTAACCGTACCGTAATGAATCTGACATATAAATAAACCAATATATGAAAAAAATAATTCAATTGACGCAATCTTCGCTCCCAACCATAAAAAAATCAGACCCAGTTTCAACTGAAAATACAATTACAAATACAATTACAAATACAAATGAATCACAAGCACATCGACATGAAATAACAATCATCAACGAAACATTTCTCGGAGGAACCGGAGAAGCGCATACGAAATGCAATGCGCTCATTGCAAAAAAACGCACGGGTTACAAACAACAAGACGTTGCAAATCACATATACGACCCTCGATGGTTTGTTACAAATGATGAAATTGCAGAGTTGCTCGTTGCATCAAAGCTGAAATGCTTCTATTGTCGCACGAATTGCTGGATCCATTATACTGAACCACATTGCGGAAACCAATGGACACTTGATCGCATTTCAAATGACCAAGGTCACAACCGGCAGAATGTTGTGATAGCGTGCCTCAAATGTAATTTAGACCGAGGAACCAAGTCCAGTAACAGGTTCAAACTTGGTAAACAGTTTACATTCGTAAAGATATAAAGGTATATATTTATATATCTATAATTAGATAAACGTATAATACGTATATTATTATTATAGATATAATCAATAATAAATCACCAATCACGATTCCAATTCAGATGCAAGATTCAAAATCCAAAGCGCAGACAAACGAATGCACCGAGCTAAAAAATATCAAATACAAGAGCATGATGTTGAAGAATAATCAGAAGCGCGGGGACGCGGCAATGCAATTGTTGCACAATACGTCAGCCACCAACAGTATTACGCACATCGAAAGTTATCTGGAACGCGAGAGGGCGCATAATAGTAGCGAACCCTGGGGGAAGCTGGATAAAACGGTTAAGATTGCAAAAATTAACGTGTTTGCAAAAACGTATGCAACTGAACACGGCCTTACGGACGCGGACTGCGACACTCTTGTAGCTTATCTTATTGCGTGCATAGACCATAAAAAAATAGTGAAGACAAAAGACGTTGTTTACGACAAAACAACCGGTAACATACTATCCATACCAGTCTTGACACATGTTACCGATATGGCGTCAACCAGCACGAAATTCACACTGCGTCGTTGCGACAAACGTCAGTCCACACTCAAGTCACTTCCAATGTCAAAACAAAAACCGATTGTAATTCTGTCATCGACTCAGACTCCGGCGGTAGCAGACTGAAGTGCATTATAAGAATTTGCCGAATCGCTAAATGCTTTTGATTGTTTGACTCTGTTTCGAGCCTTGCGTGAAATACCAGTACCAATACGTGATGGTGTTCTTGGATTCTTCGAATCCCGCGATGTCCTCGATGGTGTTCTTGGATTCTTTGAATCCCGCGTTTTCGATGGTGATCTTATTTCGACTGCTGGTGGCTGGTCAGATAGAGGAGGTACAAGAACGCTGGCGTCGGATACTACTGGAACTGATACACTTTGAGTCGGTGTTAATACATTCGTTCCAATTATCATCGTCACGATCGACATAAGGTTGGTTAAATCAATATGTAGCTCATTTCTATACCATTCGCATAACCATATAAATCCAGTACCTTCTCCGGCATCTTTAACCGATGAGCCCCATGACTTTAACTTGTTAAATAAACCTGCAGGTGGTGGGGGTGGTTTCGGTACGCCATCTTTACTATTTATTGAAATATTCATCAACTCAGCAACACTCCTGTCATATTCTGCTCTATCCTTATTTCGACAATTTAGAACCGCATTCGAAACTTTCATAGAAATTGCATTAGCTGTAATATTCGCTATATTTGTTCCTAATCTTAACATCATTCTTGAAAACGACTCTTTCAACGGGTCGGGAATTCTATCAAGGTTAATTTTTTGACAATAGACATAAAAATTGTTGGCCTTAACAACATCCTTACTAAGTGAATCTGCTGCGATCATAGCAGCTCTTACCGCCATACCAATATCGGCAGCCATTTTAAGATTATCCCAAATTGGATTTCCTCCGCGTTGAGAACGTGATCTACGGACTGTTTTTTTTTGACGCATTATTATTTATTTTCTTATATATATATATATAATATAATAATTATAAGATACAAACATTGCTAATTTAGTTATTATTTTATAATTTTATATATGGAACTGGAACAAGTTATAAATTTGCTAAAGCCTATTTTAAATAAACAAATACAGTATACGCCTACTAAACACTCAGAATTATGTCAAAACTCAGATACCAGTTTAGGTTTAAGTTTAAATGATTCGGAAAAAATAATTTTACCAATTAATGATACCGATTTCAATGCGTTAAAGGAATATATAATGAACCTACCCGCAATCAAGCCGTTAAATTTTTTTAAAAAAGCTGTTATTCAAACGGGTTTAACCAAGGACCAATTTAATAAGTTAATACGAAAGGCACTAATCGCATCTTGGAAAGAAATAAAAACAACAACCGATATTTGTTCCTGCAAACAACAATCAGAACAATTACAATTACAAAATAGTGACACGCGATTGACGAGATCAACTCGCCAAGAAAAAGAAGAAGAAGAAGAACAACAACAACAACAACAACAACAACAACAACAACAACAACAACAACAACAACGACAACAACAAACACAAACACTGCGACCTAAATCGCTTACGGAAAAGGATATGAGAGCCATATTACCCGAAATGCATGATGACGATTGGAAATTATATTCGCAAGAAATAAACCCACATGCCGTAGTATTGAAGTTACTTAATAGACAAACTGAACCTAAGACTAATCCGTTTCGAAGACAGCAGCGTGGAGGAGTTTGTTCCACTGAAATTGAAATTGATAAGTTAAAAGAACAAATAGTTGAAATTATGATTGAAAAAATAAAAGATAAAATTATGACATTATTATCTAAAATTATTAATAAAGGTGGTGGTAGATATAAGCATAAGCATCGTGTTACACGTTTTAAATATAACAACACAACTAAATCAAAAACAAAAAAAAATAAATATAGAAAACAAAAAAAAACTAAAAGGATTAATCATAGAAAAGTCACTTAAGAAACCATACTGAAATAAAATAACTGTTAATACAAATACATTGATTTATATATAAATATAATTATTACCTAATTTATATTTATTTACTTACAATACATACACTGAGTTGATACAAATGACTGTACCTTTTCTTCCATATGTTAGCGTGTGCACACCCACGTTTAACCGCAGGCCGTTTATAGAATCTATGATTCGGTGCTTCGACCATCAAATATATCCTAAAGACAGAATGGAATGGATTATCATTGACGATGGAACCGATAAAATCGATGACCTTGTAAAGACGCATCCCAATGTCAAATATTATGCTTACGACGAAAAAATGTCACTCGGAAAAAAAAGAAACTTGATGCATGCAAAATCATGTGGTGACATTATTGTTTATATGGACGATGATGATTACTATCCGCCGGAACGCGTATCCCATGCGGTAGAGGTTCTAATGGCCAACCCGAGCGTTATGTGTGCGGGGTCCAGCGAGATATACATTTATTTCAAGCATCTTGCCAAGATGTTTCAGTTTGGACCCTATGCTCCAAACCATGCAACTGCCGGGACATTCGCGTTTAAGCGCGAGCTTCTTATGCACACAAAATATGACGAAACTGCGTGTCTTGCCGAAGAGCGTAAATTTTTGAAGGACTACAGTATTCCAATGGTGCAGCTCAATCCCATGAAGGTAATATTGGTATTCTCGCACGAACACAATACGTTCGATAAACGTAAACTAATTGAACACCCAAACCCCGAGGTTGTTAAGGAAACGACAAAAACGTTGGATGATTTTATGGTAGGAGAAAGTGCACCGGAATTAAAACGATTCTTTGTTGATGAACTCGACAATCTGTTGAAATATTATGAGCCGGGACTTCCAAAAATGAAACCAGATGTTATAAAACAAACTGCAGAATTGGAAAAAAATATGATTGCTATTATGAAGCAGCAGCAGCAGCAGCAACAGCAACAGCAGCAACAACCGGACAATACAGGTGGTGGTACGATTATTATGCATCAAGAAGGCAAGGAGCCGGTTGCACTTACAAATGACCAGGTTGTGAATATTATACAAGTTCAACAAGCACAAGTTAAAGAGCTGACTGCAAAGGTTGCGGAACTCCAAGCCGATCGCGACAAGTTGGAGCGGTCTCTGTCGCACATTACGGGCGGCCCCAATCGAACAAAGGGTCAACTTGATGGTTCGATTTTATCGTCAACAACAAGTGATGGCCAGGCGCAACTACAACAGATGCTTTCTACGTGCCTTTCTGATTTACGCGAACGGGATGAAACTCTTCAGAAATTAAAGGGGCTCTATATGAAGAGTATAGTAGAGGTGGGTGAACTTAAGACTCAAATATCTGACATGAGACATCTCGTTCAAAATGCACAAAGTCAACATTATGCTTCCACATTTGTTAAAAGTGTAAATGAACCAGCAAATACAGTAGTATCGGATGATATCGAGTTAGACAGTGTGTCGTGTGAGACTGTTTCCGAGCCAGCAATTCGTCTGATAATTGACGAACCAGAAATCCGCGTTCTTGATAATGATACCAATGAGGATACCAATGAGGATACCAATGAGGATACCAATGATGGTGGTAATGAGGTTGAGGAGGTTGAGGATACTACAACGCTTTTATAACTGCATACGCATGAAATATTCCTCGTCTTTTCGCTGTTCCAGCTGGTTTTGTGCAAACATCTCATAATGCCCGGTAGATGTTGAATTCCACAATGGCAAGTTAGTTATTGACCCCGAACCTGAACCCAACCCCGAGCTTGAACCTTCATTTGACGTTGCACTATTTCCATTTCCATTTCCGCTACCACCACCGCCGCCGCCAACGCCGACCAGTGAGTAGTTTTTAGAAGCAAGAAAGTTTTTCGCATTCACTAATTTCAACTTGGACAGCACATATTCTCTCTGTTCCTGAAGTTTGCGCTCACGTTCTTCTTCAGACGGTTTAAATTTGTATTTGACAACTAATATAATACCGACTACTGCCACAAAAGTTGCGAACGCAGCAGTATTAAATATGGCATTATAGTATTGTTCCTTTAGCTGTTTGCAATTTTGAAGCGAAATTTTGAGGAAACTTCGCACACCTGGTTCTATCAGAGATATCGGATTGTCCATGTTGATCCAAATACTTTTTAATTAATTAAATATTATAAGAAATCATTAAAATAAAAATACAGTTTTATCTTATTTTAATTATATTTACATACAGTATTATTTTATCTTTATTATTATTGCGTCCTTGAAATGATTGAAGTGAGTCCAAATTTCGCAATCGGGTATTACGTCATTATACTGCTTGGATACTTAATTTATAAAACAATGAACGTATCTACCACCGGAGGAGCTGATCAGGAAGTGGTGACCCCCGTTATCGGCAGCATGTTTATCGCTGGAATATTGATCGGGGAGTTCATGATAAGCATTGGGATGATAAAAACTGTTTGCGGTTTCGAGCAATGGGGGTTTGGCGCACTTGTAACATTTGTTCCCTGGATTCTTATCACCGGGTTGATCAAGTTCATACTAATGATACGTCCAGGATGGCTTACACCCTTTTCAAATACGATTGGTTATTTTCTCTCATCTGCGATTTTTGGTCTTACCACAGCATTCAGAGAGCTGTTAAAACCCAAAAATTTGGAACCTGCTGCTGCTGCAGGAGCGGTAGCGGCGGCAGGAGCTGCTACTGCTGCTGCTCCGAGCGGTGATGCAAAGGATGTTGCTAAAGCACTTCAGCAAATTTATGATGATGATTCTCTCCTTATCAATCAGTTTACACCCGATAATGTTGAAGAAACGATCCGTAAGTTCAGTTCAGTAGGACTTATGTATACACCAACCGAATACGCAAAAGAACATATTGAAGACCCGTCGGCAATTGCAGTATACAACAAATACGTGGAAGCAATTAAGAAGGCCGTGTGGTTTAAACTGTTTGTGTCAGAATTTATATGGCTACTGATGGCCGGAATTTTAACAATTTCAATTACGTTCAATTACATTGTGAATTATGGATGCAAGATGACTCCTGATCAGATAGGTAAAGCGAATGCCAAATTGGCGGCGGTGACTGCGGCGGATGCAGAGAACAAGAAGAATAATCCCTCATCAGTTAACCAGGCAACAGACTAATTAATATTATAAAATGTATATAAATGGGTTGTGATAAATATACGTAATTACGCGTTAAACGCAATCGCAATTCGCAAATCGCAATACACGACCAACCAATGCCGGAAATAGTGGACGTTATGTCGGCTGATGAATTCGATTACGAACGGCTTAAAATACGGGATCTTTCTAACACCCACGAAGAAGACGCAATTAGTGAGGATGCATACGACAGTGATTCCATGGAATTGTTTGATGCAGAATGTGATGGCGGCGACATTCTGTCTCTCATGCCAGAGAATCCGGATTACGAACAATTGTTTGAAGATACTGGAACGATGATAGACGATTATGTTCGAGAGAATGTTGGAAGAATGAGTAACCCTGCATTTCACGATGAAGTAACTGGATACGTGTTTGATCAATTAAGGATTGTAATGTTCGCGTCTGTTGGAGAAACGCATGCGGTTGATTCGGACCGCGCACACTATCTCATGCACCGGATGATTGAAACCGGTATGAACTACTATTTTACAAATCTGCATGAATGCGACAGGATAAGATTCTCTCCATGGCGTTCAGAAGAAGTAGATGATGGTGACGATGACGACGTCGTGGTGACGGGAAACATTAGTCCCGAATTAATATCAAAGGTTCTCGCATTGCAAGAAATTCAAAACCAGACCGAACAGCGCACAGACGCCTGGTATGCCCGACGCCACTCGTTAATTACGGCCAGTGCCGCATGGAAAGCGTTTGGAACGGATTCGGTAGTGAATCAACTGATTTATGAAAAATGCAAACCGTATGTCGCTGCACCCGAAGATGGGTTTGTAAATGTTGACTCGCCATTGCATTGGGGTCAAAAATACGAGTTTCTGAGTGCACAGCTTTACCAGGTTAAAAACAACACTCGCATTGGAGAATTTGGCTGTATACAGCATCCCGACCCACGATTGTCGTTCATTGGCGGGTCACCAGATGGTATCAACATCGATGAATCATCTCCACTGTTCGGACGAATGGTTGAAATAAAAAATATTGTAAATCGAGAGATTACCGGCGTCCCGAAAGAAGAATATTGGATACAGATGCAGATACAGATGGCGGTGTGTGGAATGGAAGAATGCGATTTCGTAGAAACGCGATTCAAGGAATATGACGACGCGCAAGATTATTATGATGACGTGCAGATCGATTATGCGTATGCAAATGCGAACCGGTGCAATGCTACCACGAATGACGACTGTGGTTGCGAGCGCGGAATTATTCTTTATTTCGCCGATTTGAGAACACGAAAACCGCATTACGAATACATGCCCATGGAATATCGCGATGTCGAGACACAGGAAGCGTGGATTACAAACACAATCGCTCGTTTTGATAAATCGCCCGCTCAATCTGAATACATATGGATACGCAACATTTATTGGAAGTTAGACCAATATAGCTGCGTGCTCGTTAGACGAAACCATAGTTGGTTTAATGATTATGCCGCGCCTCGACTTGAGCGTGTATGGCGAACCATCGAAACCGAACGAAATAGTGGTTATGATCACAGAGCGCCTAAGAAACGCACCATATCATCTAACATGATTTCAAATTCAAATAATGGAACGAAGTCGACTTGCGGTATCGTTTTATGAAATGAGATATGAAAAATATTAAAATATTTAGGGATTATATATATATATAGTTAAAATAACAGATATGCATCGCAGTAATCGACGAAAGTCGCGTTTAAATGGAACGCGTCGTAAACGTTTACTTAAAACCAGAGGCGGTGCATTTTCAAGATCAAGAGGTAAAATGCCCAGCACACCGCGTGAGACCCGTAACAACAACGTTTTTGCCCAAAATGCCCGGCACGCATTTAAATCCAAAATACATACATTAACTGATGAGGTTAACGAGAACCTGGCAATGGATCCCTCCCTACGTGCTAATGTTAGTGATATAATTAAAGGAATCCCCGTGGGCCTAAAGGAAGCTCTTTTATTCGCTACAGTCGCTGGTTTAGTAGCAGCAACCGGTAGGCAAATGCACAATTCTTATACTAACACCGCATTAGCCGATGCAAGCTGTATTCAAAAAGGATTTGTTTCTTATAATCCGGCAACGCAATTATGCATGAACGCCAAGGTCGCAAATCCTCATGCAAAATCGTTGTTTACTGATAGCCGCGGACCGGTCGATGTCCAAACAGGACCTCCTAATGCACCATATCGTTTGCCAGACGCGGTCGGCGAAAATCACAATGATACTTCCGAAATCTTAGCCGCGGAAGCCGAACTTGAAAAAGCGCGGAAAGAATTTGAACACGCCCATGACCATATGTGGAGATTGAGGGATTGGGATGATAATGATATTCCTGCACCTACTGGTAATGAGTTAAAAAAAGCCAAAGAAGAAACAGCCGCTTTAGAAACTAATTTTCACAAAGCTGCGGCTAAGTTAAAACAACTAAAAGAGGACCAGTGGAAATAGAATATACTGTGATATATTTGATATATTTGTGTATTGTTTTTTATTGTTAAAAATAATATAATATTAAAATTGAACGCAATGGCAATATTATATACAAATATGATAGAAATATTGTGACATCATGTCAAAAAATACACAAGATACAAGTGCGACACAAGACACCGGAAAGTTCAGACAAAATTCGAAGGACCAATTTTACACGACTGAAACACTGGCAGTTCAATGCGTTCAGGATATTGTCAATACACTGAAATCAAAAACCCAAACCGAGGCTGCAAAGTATCTATGGATTGAACCGTCTGCAGGCAAGGGTGCGTTCATTCGCAGCGTCCCTAAAAAGGCAGAAGTAATTGGCATTGATATAGAGCCGAAAGCTCCAGGAATAATAGAAGCAGATTTTCTTGAATGGATCCCACCAACCACGACAAAAAAAATAATTTCATTTGGAAACCCGCCATTTGGAAAGCAGTCATCGCTTGCAAAAGCGTTTATAAAAAAATGTTGCAGGTTCTCTGATATTGTTGCATTCATTCTTCCAATATCATTCACGAAGCCCAGCATGTCGCGCGCATTTGATTCCATGTTTCATTGCGTCCTTTCAAAAGAGCTTCCAGCAGATTCGTTTGAAATTAACGAGGGTGAAAAATACAGTGTGTTGTGCGTGTTTCAAATATGGCAAAAACGAAAAGATGCACGAAATGATGAAAAAAAAGTATCGCCCGAGCACTTCACATACGTAAAAAATCCAGACACGGATGCGCATGATGTCGCATTTCGACGGGTTGGCGTATATGCCGGACGATGCTTTAAGATTGTAGAGAATAGTGCTGCCTCATTTAGCAAACAATCGCATCATTTCATGCTATTTGACGATATAGCTCGTCCACACATTGATGTGATTCTAAAAAGGGTGAACGAGCACACGTTTCCGAGTAACACAGTTGGACCGCGCAGCCTTTCAAAGAGCGAGATTAATACGGTCATCAATTCGATTATATGCGACGTTATTCGAAAGAAGTGATATGATTATGTTTATATTCTTAGTGTAAATTGTATCTCCTCCTCATTCTTCTTCGTATTGTTTTTTTAACCGATTTAAACCGGCGCGAACATTTGGGTGTTTTGTCCCTACCCCCCTTTTTGGGTGTCTTGGGTGGTGATTCGTGTGAGTCAGGTTCTTCGTTTTCGGAATTTTTTAACATCATCAAGCGCTCCCGATTCCAAGGATACAATGGCGATACAACGAAGTCGGGTAGAATTCTTCGGTTTAAGTCATGTAATCGTCTTGTAAAATGGTGATAGAATGGGAATTTCGATGACCATGGCATATCCATTACGTGTGATACTACGCGGCGAACTACACTTCCTGAATGATTGTTATGGTGATTTTCTTTCGCCAATCTTTTAGCAAGGAGACTTGTTAGACCACTAAAAGCATTTGAAGTTTTGGTGAGGTTTGTTTGTTCAAGGAATGACGAGCAGTCCCACAGCTTAGCGGTATTGTCAAATGAACTGGATGCCAAAAAAGGCATGGATGGAGATGGATGAAATGCGAGGGATTTAACAACGATGTTATGACCTCCGTTTGTTTCATCCAACGTCATTAAACAAATTGCGCTGGGGGTATCGAAATTTAACCTCCATATGTTAATGGTTCCATAATTTGAACCGGTCACTAAAATGGGAAACAACGGGTGAAATGACATGCAATTAATTCTATACCGCGAGTAGTCGCGACGCTTGTATTGTTCATCCAGCGTTATTAGGTGAGTTGCGCTGGACGCGTCGGGACTCAATCGCCACAGCTTAACCTGATTTCGAATCGAATCGAAGCCGGCGGCCAAAACGGGTGGATGTGCTATTGGATGAAACGCGACAGATGTAACACTTTCATCCACATCCAATGTTGTTGTCACATGTGTGTTCGACCCGTCGGTTGATAAGCGCCGAATTTCGATGGCGCCGAAGATGTGCTCATCACGATTCACGCCATGAGTACCCGAACCAATTGCCAATAAAGGTTCTCTCGAATGAAATGCAAGTGATATATAATTGTAATAATCGTTACGGACTACGGTGATATCTTCTAACCATTTTGAAATTGAGCCATCTTCATTCAACATCCATATTTTGACTTTGACAAAATGGGCCATACTGGATCCTGTTACCAAAAAGGGAGCCATTGGATGAAATACGGCACAACTAACTGGAGAAGTATGTTTGTGAATTGCCAAATTGCGATCCTCACTGGGTCCTGTGCTAAAGTATCCTGTGCTAAGATATGTTACGCATTTTGCATTTAACTTATCGCCATCTGGTTTCAGTTGATATGTACAGACTGCATTGTCCTTCCCGGTTACTACAAAAACCGGCGGTTTTTTACTCGGATGAAATGCAACCGACATAACCGAATCAACTGTAGAAATAGGTAACAAACAAGTCGCCTCAAAATTGTGGGATGAAAATGTCCACAGGTTTACGTTAGATATAGAACCGACTGCTAAAATAAGCTCACTTGGATGAAATGATACACATGTGTCAACACCTTGTAGGTATTGTTCTTTACCGTTTTTAAAGGTAGATAAACAGCGAACAATATTTTTAGCCATAATTGTATTATTTGTAAGTATTTGTAATAATCTAATAATATAAAATAAATTTATTATTAGTATTAGTATTAGTATTAATTATTAATAAATAACCCTATTAGCAATATAACCTATGAAATATATTCATTTATTACTGGTTGCAGGCGCTTTATTACTTATTTTAAATATAACTCAATGCGGCGGACGGATTTGTCGCCATGGGCTAAGCGGGTTACCGCGTATTCCAACTACTCGCGATCGCTCTTTACTCGTTACAAAACATAACCCGATCGCTCTTAATAAAGCATTAGATGCGATATAATATTTTAAATGTTGATTACCGTTTAAGCAGCGTCCGTCGTTGCATCCGTCTGTGTCGTTGTCTCCGGTGTATGCGTTTTCGAGATGAAACGACAACAACAACCTGTTTACCACGTCGCCTACGAGTTCGAGTTTTTTTCCCTCCACCGGAATAAGGGTGAATACGCTGTTCGGCGTGATTTGAAACCGTTTGCGGAACGTAAGTATTTTGATACGAAGACAAGTCGTATCCGCCCGCATTTCCATCAAACCCGTGGTATATCCCTCCACCACCACCACTTAAAATGCCAGAATTACCACCCGTTGTCATTTTAACATCGATTTTCGAATCAAACATATTCCCACTATATGAACTTGGATTAACAAAAGGTGATGGCCACGACGTAGTTGGCATTACCAGTTTTTTGGTAAATGTAATAAATTATTATATTATATTAGTTTATTAGATAATTAGATTATAGATAATTAGGACAATTATAATTAGACAAATAAAATGTTAAATGATGAAATGAAGCTGTTTGTAATATTTTGCGTCTTTTTGTTGGGAGCATATGTTACAAGAAATCACGGCCACATAAGTGATAAGCACATTGAGGGGTTTGAAAATGACGATGATGATGGTAGTTCAAGTTCATCCATGCTTGGTGTTGTCGGCGAATCGCGCTGCCCAAACATGTTGATACAGAAAGGAACCACGCTCTTCTTATACAATACAAAAGTCGCCGCAGTTCCAGGAGTTAACCCCATCCGTTTTGAAAATTTAGAAGAATATGTCGAGTTTATGGATTGGTTGCGAGGCAATGGCATAAAATGTCCTGTTCTCTTCTTGCAACATTCGGTTAGCACGCAAGGTGAATCCGTTTACAGCATTCGGCCGAGTCCGACGGAACCACAGGGTGGACTTTGTCCCAGTATAGCCACTCCTGCGCAGCTAAACGGTATTGGTGGTGCGGGTGGTGCGGGTGCGAACACTCGCACGCCGAGTAGTGGTCTTGACGCTTCAACCATGTTTTCTCCTGAACAAATAAGCGAAATAACGCGCATAATTGACCAGAGTGGGGATAATGACCCATATAATGCGTCAAATTACCCCGGAGGAACAATGAACGCAGTCATTACGCCAGCTGATAAGGAATCGCTTCTCAAAATACAATCGTCGTATGCGAGCGGCAGTGGGGGAGGAAAGGGATCCATTAAACTTGACGGATACCCTGGGCTTGCCGCTGCAGCAAGTGCCGCGTCTAGGGTGGGAACGGGTGGAACGGGTGGAACGGTGAGAGTTGGTAGAATGAGTGGGCATTACGACAATAGTGCCGACAACGAATACACAAATACACATTACAGAATTTACGACAACAATCCGTCGATAAACGATCCGAACAGTTTTTACAACCAGTTGGTTAATTACAGAAATAAACAGAATGCCGAGCTGGAAGCGAAGCAGGCGGCCCTACTAAAAAAGGATAAAAAAGGATAAAAAATGATAATGAATAAATAATGAAATGTGTATTCATTTGTATTCATTATTCGGTAATATAATTTTTATAATTTTGGATGCTAACTATTTGATATTTAATATTGGTATTTATTTTTTATTTCTTATACGATTTCGTCTCGTTTTAGAATAACGTTTTTTATAAGACGAACCTCCGCGAGTTTTACGCGACGATGCTGATCGAGACGATGATTTTCTCCGCGGGGAATGTGAATGCGTACGTTGTTTACTTGTTCTTATAGAAGGTTCTCCCACAAGATAAAACTTGATATGTTTACTCGTTGATAGATCAACTACATAATCATGGATATTACTCATAATAACAGCCGGTTTATCTGTTGGTGGGGATTTATAATAATCGATTTCTTCGCTAATTACGTCTAATGATTCAGTGTCATTTTCAAACAGGACAATGCATTCTTCAAGTCTTTCTGTCTCTACGCCACCGGTATCATATGATTGCTCAAACGCGGCCGTAAGAGTATATTTATTCTTAAAATTACGAGAACCAAATAATAATTGTTCATTGGGTAAAGTTTGTCTTTCGGCATCATTTGCAACCACGTAACACATAAGATTATGTGTTTCAATAAACTCCTTCAAGGTTTCAACACAATTATCTTCAGTTTTACAGCTACGTAAATCGGCAATCAAATCATTCTTTAAATCGCGATTACCGGTATGTTCTTTCAATGCAACAAAATATTTGTTAATGATATTTTTAACATCACCATAAAAAAGTGCAGATATTACGCGGTTTCGTTTTTCTTTAAGACTCTTATCGGGCGAACCAATAAAATTGTTTGAGGAAGGTGATTCAAGTGGTGGCATAGTAATTATATTATTGTGTATTTTGTGTTTATTAATTATATATAATGTAGGTATAATTAATTAATTATCTAAATTACTAAACTAATTTATATATAAATTACATATTTGTTGTGGGTGGTATAATTTTTTTACAACAACAACAACAACAACAACAACAACAACAATAGTGATATTAATATAAAATTTGAATTTTATTTATCATAACGAAATATAATATACGATACGAACGATACTAATCACCAATCATCGAATGGATTCAAAAGTTATTGAATCAACTATCGCAAAATTGCGGGAGATAATGTTACGATATTGCGGTAATAAGGTTGAGAAAAATACTATAGAGAATACAATTAAAAATATAAATAATATTACAATTCCAGATTTAGAAGTTTTAACTTCTTATGAACAACTTGTATCCATATTGGTGCAGTTAATATTGCATGATAATAAACATGCTGCAGTATTCGAGTGCCTCAAGACGTACCGCAAATCAACCCACACGGGAGTATTTAAGATAGATAATCAATTCATTATGAAGTATGATAGTTATACCGACTTGAGACTATTACGAGTATACAAAATTCTCGGAATCGGAATTAACGAACAATGTAAATTGGTAACGCCGTCTTGGTACTCATTCATCGATCATAGTAGTGTTAATTCCGCATCCGTTACTGCTGATAATGATAGTGGTTCTGATTCAAGCGATAATACAGATGATACTCATAATGATGATGATGATGACATTCACGATATCAATGAAGATACTCCTCTAACAGACACCACTGAAAAATCGCGCAATAAACAAATAAACACTGCAAATCTTATGACAATTGAAGTGCAGCCCATGTTACAAGACTCGATTGTATTTTACAAGTGGTATAAGAAAACCAATTTCGCAATGCGAGACCATGATTACATTATTACCAAAATGATGTTGAGTGTTGCAAAATCTATTAAATACTGTCACGACTTGAACTTAGTTCACGGTGACATAAAACCTGACAATTTAATTGTTATAAATGATCTCCACTCGATCTCAAACGCACACGACAATGCGGATGATGATCATGATGATCATCTCATGCGGCGGAATCAACGTGTGCCGTGTATATATTTAATTGATTTTGGAATGTGTGGACGCGATAATTTGGATGAAGGAACTGGTGGCACGCGACCATTTTGCGCACCTGAAACCAACAACGTGAATAACGTTAAAGAAGTATTGGCACAAAATTTAAAAGAACGAATCCGAAAAAATAACGGTATTTCGGTTGAGTCCGCGGCAAGTGACGAATATATGTGGGGCAAGGTAACGAAAGCGCAAGATGTGTGGTCATTCGGACTTATACTATTTAGTCTGGTCTCATATTATAATGTGTATCATTATTACTGCGAATATCCTACCCGCACATTTGATCGATCTGGATTTATACGCGAATGTGAACTTGCAAACGACCCCGAATTTAGCGGTCACGCATTATACCATGTAATATCAAAAATGCTGTGCCCGCACGAAAATCGCGCATCAATATGCGAGGTGATTACAATGATTGAATCAGCGCTACTTGTTATGTGATGCGATGCGATGCGATATGATGTGAATGTATGGAATGTATGACCACCTAATTAATCTAACGACTGCATATCGGTTTCGAGTGCCAATGGCTATGGTTCAGAAGCATCTGTGTTTGAAATTATGGTATCCGGTAATGCGCTTATAGTAGCATGATCGGTTTCATTGGCATTGGTGCCAACAATATAATTGTCAACGGCCGTAGAATTGGCATTATTTATATTTATGGTTGCGTTTGCGTTTGCGTTTGCGTTTGCGTTAATACTCGCGATGGTTGCATTTCGGTCTACCGAATCCATTTGTTTAACCGTGGTTCGTTTCACATTTTGTCTTTGCAGAAAATACAGGAATAGCTGCGGCAGTATAGCAACCGTGTTCATGTAGGTTCTATACTTGAAAGTGCAGATAGTGGCTTCGTCGTAATATTTAATGCTGTACCACCAATACGCCGGTATGAACAGTATCTTGCCCGGTGTAAGCTGAACCTCCAGCGTTTTAATTTTATCATAGTCCGCCTTGTACGTGTGCTGCACGTTCCACGGAGAGACAGGTGATACAAATTCAAAAGTTTCGTAGTCGGACCTCGCATACAAGTACTTTGATGATTTGGGTGGAATCAGTATAACGCGCGCTCTTCCGCAAACTGGCATAAAATAGTTTCGGTAATTCACGTTATATTGCAACGCCGTTTCGGCACCTTCGGAGGCAAACGTGTAGTCATAATCACAATTAGATACAAGCGGTGGACGCAAAAAATCATCATTATACCGAAAATGCTTTATCACGCCGGTTTCTTCTAAAAATTCAACATTCTTTTCGCTTATGAACTGCGATGCCTTATCGGACTTCATGATTTCATGAGTTGCGTTGAGCGTGATTGGCATATACGGTTCGCTATCAGCGCTGACGTCCTTCATATTTTTTACCTTAACGTCAAATGCCCCATAGTTTTTCTTGATTACGTCAAATGCGACGTCGTTTCTGAAGCTGCCGCTTGTGCCACTATTAGTGGCATCGTCGTATTCAAATACTACCGGCTGCCGCAGGTCGCATATTTCTTCGAGTTTATCCTTTGACGGCTGGTCTATTTCATAAACCTCTAAATCATCGCTGGTTCGAATGTGGAAATAGATGTGCAAATAAAGGAACAGCACGATACAAAAGACAAATACTGCAACAACGGTTTGCATTATGATTTGTTCTGGTAAATTGTAACGTAACGGCGTGTCAATCAATGTCAATGCGAATATATGGTAGTAATACAATTTTTTTTAAACATTTATACGATTAATATCTATCTAATGAAATGTATAAATTAAATAATAATTTGATTAATTATTTTATTAATTTTAAATTATAAAATTCATAAAATTAAACAATTAAATTAAATCAATTACCCAATTAAAAAACTTAAAACAACATAAAATATAAAAAATAAAAATAATAATAAATATAAAATTGATAAGGATTGGTTCAACGTTATATTTTTTGCATCAAAATAATCTAAATATTACACTTTAGTATAGTTTAGCACAGCGACACGACCGACAATACACAAACCAATACACGCAATCAATACAATACAATCAATCAATACAATGGCGTTCAACAAGCAGCATACAAAGAATCCAAATGTGTCTAAAATCATTGGGATCCAGTTTAGTATTCTTTCACCGGAAGAGATTAAAAGGGGATCGGTTGCTGAAATAACATCCCGCGAAATGTATACAAACAACCGACCGTGTCATAATGGTCTATTTGACCCGCGAATGGGAGTGCTTGACCCAGGTCTCATTTGTCCAACCGATGGTTTGGATTATATGCAAGCACCGGGATATTTCGGACACATCCAACTCGCGCGTCCGGTCTTCTACATTCAATACTTATCAACAGTTCTCAAGATATTAAGGTGCGTTTGCATGAAATGCAGCAAGTTGCTGATCGACAAGAATTTTAACAAAGGGCTCATGCGTCTACGCCCCGATGAGAGATGGGCGCGCGTGTATCAGCTCGCAAGTAAAGTCAACCGGTGCGGAAAAGAAACCGACGACGGTTGCGGTTGCCTGCAACCCGATAAAAAATACAGAAAGGATGGTCTTGCAAACATTTTCGCAGAGTGGATCAATATTAGCGGCGGAGGAGACGAGGGGGCTCCGATCGAGACCGTGGAAGGGATGGCGGCCGCAGCCGCAGGTGGCACTGGGCTGGCTGGAGCGGCGTCAACAAAGCTCAACATGAAGGTCACCCCTGAAATGGTGATAAAGATATTCAAGCGCATATCCAATGAGGACGTTACATTCATGGGGTTCAGCCCGCAATTTTCGAGACCCGAATGGATGGTTTGTCAGGTGCTCGCAATTCCTCCGCCCGCGGTCCGGCCGTCAATTAAAATGGACGGGCAGCAGCGCAGCGAAGACGACATCACGCATATTCTGGTAAATATATTCAAGACGAATGAGTATTTAAAAGAGCAAATTGAAAAGAGTGACAGAGTTGATCCGAGCGTCATTGACGGATGGCACACACTGTTGCAATACTATGTAGCCACTCAGATAAATAACAATATTCCGGGAGTTGGTCCAGTTGCACAGCGTTCCGGCAGGCCGTTGAAATCCATTCAGGAGCGACTGAATGGAAAGGGCGGGCGCGTGCGCGGAAACTTGATGGGAAAACGTGTAGATTTCTCCGCTCGTTCAGTTATCACTCCGGACCCAAACATTTCCATTCGCGAACTGGGCATTCCTGTGAAAATTGCAAAGAATATAACCAAGCCGGTTGTCGTGAATGAAAGGAATCGCGACTTTCTCATGGCGCTTGTAAGAAACCGATCCGATACATATCCTGGTGCCAAAATTCTGGAGAAGGTGAATGGACAATCAATTTCGCTTCGATACGCCGATGTTTCGAATATTAAACTTGAAGATGGCGACATTGTTCACCGTCATATGATGGACGGTGACGCCATTCTATTTAATCGTCAGCCATCCTTACACAGAATGAGCATGATGTGTCATATTGCGCGCATTATGCACAAAGGCGACACGTTTCGAATGAATGTCGGCGATACAAAACCATACAATGCGGATTTCGACGGCGATGAGATGAATTTGCACATGCCGCAGGATGCGGAATCTGAATTGGAGCTTCGTCATCTGGCCGCGGTTCCGTATCAGATCATCAGTCCGGCCAAAAACGAGTCTATTATTGGAATTTTCCAGGATTCGCTGCTCGGGAGCTACTTGTTCACACGCGAAGGCGTTCAGATGACGCCGCTTAAAGCGATGGGTCTGATTGTCGGATACAACAAAATAAACGGCAATCTTTTCAAAACAAAACGCGCCAGCAATGACACGATCACGAATTTCCAAATTCTGTCTCAAATTATGCCACCCCTCTCTGTTCGATTCAAGACGGAGCTATTTAGTGACAAAAAAGATGAAGCTGCCAATTTTAACCACGTTGTGGAAATTAGAGACGGTATTTACAAACGCGGCCAAATCGAGAAAGGGGTTCTGTCTTCCGGTGGTCACGGATTGATCCAGCGCATTTGTAATGATTTTGGAAATACTGCATCTGCCGATTTTATAGACAATTTGCAGAATATTGTCACAGAGTATATGAAAACTGCGGCATACAGCGTCGGTATAAGCGACCTTATATCGAATGATGCAACTACCCAAAAAATTGCTGAAACCATCGCCATGAAAAAGAACGAAGTGAAGAACATAATTGACCAAGTGCATCTCGGGATTTTCGAGAATAAGACCGGCCGCACCAATTTGCAAGAATTTGAAAATAAAGTTGTAAACATTTTGAATACAGCCACAAATGATTCAGGCAAAATTGGTCTGGATAAATTGAACCCAGACAACCGGTTTGTAACCATTGTTAAATGCGGGTCAAAGGGTAGCAATCTCAATATCTCGCAAATGATTTCGTGTCTTGGGCAGCAGGCTATGGACGGAGGTAGAATTCCTTACGGTTTGGACAGCCGAACGCTACCCCATTTTGCAAAGTTCGACGACAGTCCCAGTGCGCGCGGTTTCATAGATAATTCGTTTATTTCCGGGCTTACTCCCGAAGAATTGTTCTTCCACGCAATGGCTGGCCGAATCGGGCTTATCGATACCGCTGTGAAAACATCCACAACCGGATATATTCAGCGCAGGCTCATTAAGGGTCTCGAAGACCTTATGGTGTGCTATGACATGACGGTTCGAAACAATAAGGGACGAATTGTGCAGTTTGCATACGGTGATGATGGCATTGACACCATAAAAGTGGAACGGGTTACCGTGCCATTTGTAGAGATGTGCGTTGACGAACTTTATGCGCACTACAGCTTCCCGGTGTCTGCAAGCGATGAGAGTGTGTCAGGAGGAACCGACGACGTATTTCATTCCGTATTTACCGATGAAGCGAAACGGCGCATGAAAAAACAGGTTGCCGATTTGAAGGTGGTTTCCAAAAAGTATACCGACGATCTTATTCGTGCGCGTAACGACATAATTGAAAACGTGTTTCGATTCAGGGACGATAATAAGGTGCATCTTCCGGTTGGAATCCAGCATCTGATTTCGAACGTGCAGGGAATGAGCTGGTTGAATAAGAATTCGCTTGTCGACATTACCCCGCTTGAAGCGTTTCGAATGATTACAGATACGTATGCCCGGCTTGAGCAATTGACGTTTTCAAAACCAACACCGCTGTTCCGGGCGATATACTTCTATTATTTGAGCCCGCGCGATCTTCTTCTGATTAAACGGTTCAATGAGAAGGCGCTTAATGTGTTGCTGGAGATGATTGTCCTTCAGTATAAACGCGCCATAGTCGCACCGGGTGAGATGGTTGGAATGATTGCCGCGCAGAGTATTGGCGAACCCACTACTCAGCTTACGCTTAACACGTTCCACAATGCTGGTGTTGCAAGCAAGGCCAATGCTACGCGAGGTGTTCCGCGTATTGAAGAAATCCTTTCGTTGTCCGAGAATCCCAAGAATCCATCCATTACGATTTATTCGAAATCGGCTGATGAAACTGATAAGGAACGTGTTCAGAGCATGATTCCATTTATCGAGCACACGCGCCTGGTTGAAATTGTTTCATCGGCCGAAATATGCTATGACCCCAATCCAAATGAAACAACCATAGAGGATGATGATATGACCGTGCGCCAGTATCATGAATTTGAAAAGATAATTAAGGAATGCCGAAATGAGACGGAGACCGGCACAAAAAATAATCGGTCAAAATGGATAGTGAGATTGGAAATGGACGCAAAATCAATGCTTGACAAATGCGTTACGATGGATGATGTGCATTATGCCATCAAGAATGCATATGGTGATGTTGTCTCGTGCGTATACAGTGACTACAATGCGGATAATCTCGTCTTCCGTATCAGGCTCGAGAACATGATGCGAAAAACTGGTGGTGGTAGCAGTGGTAGCGGGAATGGCGGTGGTGACGGAGTTGGCATATCCAAACAGAGTTCATTGGACCAGTCGGACCACATTTACGTGTTAAAAACGTTTCGGGACCAACTACTGAATAACATTGTTCTGCGTGGAGTCAAGGGCATCAGTAATGTGGTGATGCGGAAAATAACTGGAGAAAAGCGAAGGGAGAATGGTGTTGTAAAACGCGAAGAGGGTAATTACGTAAAAAATGACATTTGGGTGCTTGACACGACCGGAACAAATCTGCTGCAAGTGCTGGCATTGGATACGATTGATCAGACTCGCACAGTGTCAAATGATATTCAAGAGATATACCGGGTTCTTGGAATTGAAGCCGCGCGCGTTGCGATTATGAACGAGATTACGGAAAGTTTCGATACGACATATATCAACCATCATCATTTGAGCGTGCTGTGTGACCGAATGACCGCGAATGAGAGTATGGTATCCATCTTCAGACACGGTATAAACAATGACCATATTGGACCGATCGCAAAGGCGTCATTTGAGGAAACTCCTGAAATGTTCTTGAAAGCGGCTCGCCATGCGGAGTTGGATAATATGCGCGGCGTGTCTGCGAATGTGATGTGCGGACAAGAAGGGTACTATGGAACCAGCAGTTTTCAAGTTTTACTGAATTTGAGAGCCATGGCTAATGCGGAGGTGTTCGGTAGTCACCCAGTTCATGCACCGGATGACAGCAATCTTGATGATGCAGTTGATGATATGATTCTCGTCGCGGATAAACATGCAAACACAATGTGCTCTACTATCAAGTTGGAGATCCAGGGTTCTAATGCAGTTGGTATAAAGGCAAAAGATCTTGGTGCAGTGAGTTCATCGTATGATTTAGGATTTTAAAAAACAAACCCAACCACCGAAATGTGGAAATATGAAAATCCATAATTTGTTTATTGGGGTTGGATTGTTTTGGTTGATTGTTTTGGTTGATTGTTTTGGTTGATGGGTTGTTTGGTTTGTTTGTTTGCTTGTTTGTTTATTGAATTGTTTTTATTCAATAAATAAGTATTTAAAGATTAAAAAAAGGTATAATACTATAAAATAAATCACTTATTAAATTAAATTATAAGATTAGTATTTAGTAAACTAATTACAAAATAAAATGCCTCCCCCTCCTCATTCTTCTCATCCTTCCACTGCGTCAACCCAACAGCAACAGCAACAGCAACAGCAACAGCAACAGCAACAGCAACAGCAAGGAAATACTACAGTCGCGTCATCACAGAACAACATGGTTCAAAGTGGTGGTGACACGTATCGGCTACCCAGCGCACTTTGCATGCAGCACGTATTTAAATTGGCCATTGTTGAAGATAAACCCATCATGATGGACTACTGGACGTCGTCTCTGGACAAAACCGTCGTTATTGGAGTTCGGGAGAATAATGAGAAACTCATCGTTAAAAGTGCCGATGAATATACAAGCCCCATAGCAAAGATTTACAAAGTGGAAACCGAATACATTATTGTTACTGAAAATTCGATCTACATTGTGGCTTCCGATATTGCCAACAAGCGCATTTCGTAAACGAAACGAGCTGTCTGTCTACCTCTCTACCGCTACAGTTGCTGAGGAGTCCGAATGGAAAAGATTTCAGATGCAACGGATGTTCCGATCGAATTTACCGTATATATCCTGAAAAAATAGGAAGTATCAGGTTTTATTCCGGTTGATAGTGTAATCGTATTTTTTTTTATTAAATTACTTTCGTTGTTATACGATATCCAAACCTTGAAAGATCCAATGGTTGTAGAATATTGTATAATGTATCCCACGTTGCTGATAGTGTCGCCGCCAATGTTGTCGTCTACACCGGCACTGCCCCACCCCCAACGCAGAGTAAGTGTTATTGCCGGTATTGCTGGCGCAACCACGACCGTCTCACCTATCGCAATCTGTATATCGGTGATTGGATTTGGCGAAATTATTATTTTGGCAGTTACAGTGGATGAAGTGTAAGGTCCGTAACTATCATAGTATAGGACGTTTTTTGCAGCAGCCCTGAAATAATATAGCGTTTTGGGCAATATTACACTGTTAACGTTAATCGGATTTCCATTCGTTAATAATGAAGTGGTCAAATTCAAAATTACGGAACCGATGGATGCAACCGATAGACTGGCAAATTCGTATTCGACCCAGTTCGTTGCATCAGTTGATATTGAAATCGCATAAGATGCGATATTTGAACCGCCATTATCATCCATAACAAATGACAGGATTATGGACCCATTATTAACAACTGCTTTTAGACCAATCGGTCTTCCGGGAACCGTGTTTGCCCTGGCCGAAATAGTATACGGTTCTGACGTATATGTGCTATTTTCAGCGGTTATGAACACCGTATAGTATTGGTTATCACTCAATAATCCCGATAATGTAAAGTTGGTATCTGTGGTAGTTCCACCGACTCTTATTGTGCGCGTCTCGTCGGTTGTTAAATAGTAGGTTATGCTATATAATTGTATTGCACCTCCGCCATTACTTTTCGGAGGACTCCACGAGAGAATAATTTGTCCGCGCTGCGTTCCGGCGCTGTAATTTACATTTGTCACGGGTCCTGGCACGTTAAGCGTATTAACTGCCACAATTGACGAAAATGGTGCGGGTATACCGTCTTCGCTTACAACCAAATTTATTGCGGAAATTCGAACGTAATAGAGCGACTTTGTAATTAGCGGATCATCTTTTGTTCCAGTGAATCGATATGAATACAAACCGGTAACAGAATCGAGCGTGACATCCGTCATTTGAGCCACGTTCACTAACTTGGTATTCCAAACGATGTAGTCGGACGAATACTGCACCATGTAACCAGTAATTTCAGTTCCGCCGTTCGATGAAGGTGCAGACCACGTTACGATAATGTTAGTTTTGTCCTTATTATCAGCAACTGTGGCAGCTGCGTCATCGCCTGTTGCTACAAAATTCTGCGGTTTTGATGGCACCAAAAACGTGGTAGCTGACGAAATCGCCGGAAATGCGGACAGCTTTTTTGGAACTGCGGCATTTACCGAATCAACTTTAACGTAGTATGCCGCATTATTTACAATGTCGGAACCAGAAATGTCATAGCTTGTGATTGCACTACCAACGTATCCATTCGTGGCTTTAGGTATGTATGTCCAATTATTTCGGTCAGATGAATACGCAATTCTATATCCGGCAAGATCTGCGCCACCAAATGTGCCGTAAATATCGGTATCTGGTATACTCCACGATGCAGTTAGCTTCTTATTCCCGCCGGTAATTATAAGATTATTGGGTGCAGTGAGCGCGGTTGTGGGTATTTGCGAGCGCAGAATCTCACCGGCTTTATATTCATACGTTCGAACATAGTTGTATAGCGGAATTTCGGGGTTATAGCATAGCGATATTGCCGGCCCCGGGACGTCGCAGTCAGTTGTAAGACTGCATTTCTGTGTTGGAGATGGACATACAAACGAGTTACCCACCATAGGTAAATTTGCCACGTTGGGGTTTGTGATCGTATCGGTCTGCATTGCAAATCCGCGTTTCGGAAGAAGCGTGCCGCGCGCGGCTGCGGCATATTGCTCTTTTTTAGTCATCTGGCTCGAATTTTTTTTATACTTTAGTATTTCGCATTTTCGTCGCTCATCCAATTGAGCCGGAGTTAAAATAGCATGGTCATAGTCGGCCGGCTTAAATCGAGACCAGAGTCGGGCAGTGTATGGATTGGAAAAATCATAGGTACATATATTGTTGTATAACGCAGAATAGTTTGCCATAATATAATATAATATATATTATAATGAATGCGAATATTACGCGGTTATGAACGTTACGAAATGTAATTTGTAACTGTCTGTAATATTAAAAATATATAATAATATAAAATACTTTTAATATTATCCTATTTAATTAATTTATAGTGTTATTTACTTATTTACGTATTTACATATTTACTTATTTACTTATTTACTTTAGTAATTTAATTATTTAAATTGCATGAACACTTTACGTAAATACGAGAAAAATAAAAGTTAATATCATTTAAATTAATAACTAATTAAAAAAATTATTTATTAAGTATATAAACATGCCGACGACAACATTTGCAAATCAGGGTGATTTATTAAAGTCCCGCACTGCGTATTCCATAGGTTCTACCGGAGCAGAGGGTATTGTTGGCCCGAGAGGTCCAAGGGGAGTTACTGGTAATACAGGGCAATCGGGCGATATTGGGTCAACCGGTACGACAGGCTCCACTGGTTCAGTCGGTCCAACCGGTGATGTAGGGCGACAGGGTGAGTCTGGGTCCACCGGGTCGACCGGTCCCCTCGGACCTATTGGATATACCGGCCCTTCTGGAAAGGGGTTTGTAATTTTTCAGCATATTGATAATACGGACCAATTGATAACACTAACCCCTACCGGTGCAAACTTAGGTGAATTTGTTCTTGTAAAAGGAGGTGATTTATACGTTTATGTTGGTCATTTCAACGGCGATTTTGGTCCGAATTTATCATACAAGTTCGTTGGAGATATCACTGACGATGTGTTTTTAAAGGGGGTTACTGGTAGCGTTGGTTCACAGGGTGAAAAAGGTAATACCGGTTCGACTGGTATGGTAGGACCTATTGGGCCCATCGGACCCATTGGGTATACCGGTCCGTCTGGAAAGGGATTTGCCATTTTTGCGAATATTGATAATACAAACCAATTGATAACACTAACCCCTACCGGTGCAAACTTAGGTGAATTTGTTCTTATAAAGGGTGGTGATTTATACGTGTATGTTGGTCATTTCAATGGCGATTTTGGTCCGAATTTATCATACAAGTTCGTTGGAGATATCACGGATGATGCATTTTTAAAGGGGGTTACGGGTAGCGTTGGCTCGCAAGGTGAAAAAGGTAATACTGGTTCGACCGGTATGATCGGGCCGGTTGGACCTATTGGACCCATCGGTAATACCGGCTCTTCTGGAAAGGGATTTACAATTTTTGCGTATATCGATATTACGAACCAGCTTATATCTATTACACCTACCAGCTCCAATTTAGGTGAATTTGTTCTTGTAAAGGGTGGCGATTTATACGTATACGTCGGACCGTTCAATGGCGACTTTGGCCCGAGTTTATCATACAAGTACGTTGGCGACATCACCGACGACGCATTTTTAAAGGGGGTTACGGGTAGCGTTGGTTCACAGGGTGAAAAAGGTAATACTGGTTCGACTGGTATAATCGGTCCGATTGGACCTGTTGGACCCATCGGCAATACCGGCTCTTCTGGAAAGGGGTTTGTTGTTTTCGCGCATATCAATGATACGGATCAATTGATAACGCTGACTCCTACCAGCTCCAATTTAGGTGAATTTGTTATTATAAGGGGTGGTGATTTATACGTTTATGTTGGTCATTTCAACGGCGATTTTGGTCCGAATTTATCATACAAGCACGTTGGCGATATCACCGACGACGCATTTTTAAAAGGGGTTACGGGTTGCACCGGTCCAAAAGGGGAAACTGGCCCAGTCGGTCAGAGGGGTGAAGTTGGAACATCAACCGGGCTAACTCTGTTTTTTAGCAACAGCACCTATCCTGCTGATCAATTCAGTATTCCGGATCAAACTGGAACTATAAACAAAGTTCCATTCAGCGATAATACTCAATCTTCCTATTTGTTTTCGGGCAATTCTGACCACGCAGTCCGTTATATGGGGTCATATACTTCTATGGAGGGAGTGGTCGGACTCTCGCCCGTCATCAACCCTGGGTTATGGGATATTAACATGTATGCACAAGTTAATTCTATCAATAATCCGATATATATGTATGTAAAAATATACTATTTGGATGTAACCAATGAAAACGAACAGGTATTGTTGTATGACGGTGTTTCGAATTTAACGAATATTGCGACATCGCTCGATGTTCATGTGGTAACAAACTCCCCATTTGTTCCATTTACCGTGATGTCATCATCAGCATGCCCTATTCAGATTGAAGTATATGTAGTTCAACCATCCGGAAACACTACTTCGGTTGATGTGTCGCTGTTTTTCAATGGTCTTACTCCGTCTCATGTGCATACAACGCTATCATATCAAAATGGCGAAACCGGCCAAACGGGTCCCACTGGTCAAACGGGCCCTACGGGACAGACTGGTCCCACCGGTCAAACGGGACCTACGGGACAGACTGGTCCCACTGGTCAAACGGGCCCCACTGGTCAAACTGGTCCCACTGGTCAAACAGGTCCTACGGGACAGACTGGACCCACAGGTCAGACGGGCCCCACTGGCCAAACGGGTCCTACGGGACAGACTGGACCCACAGGTCAGACGGGCCCCACTGGTCAAACGGGTCCTACGGGACAGACTGGTCCCACCGGTCAAACGGGACCTACGGGACAGACCGGACCCACGGGTGAAACAGGTCCCACCGGTCAAACGGGACCTACGGGACAGACTGGACCCACTGGTGAAACGGGTCCTACCGGTCAAACGGGTCCTACTGGACAGACTGGGCCCACTGGTGAAACGGGGCCTACCGGACAGACA